AGTCATCGCCCCGGCGGCGGCCGACCTGCCGTTCGTCACGTGGCGGCGGTCCGGCGTCCTGCGGCAGCACACGCTCTCTGGGCCGATGGGGATGCCCACCGTCACGCTGACGGTCGATCTCTACGCCACCACCTACGAGGCAGTAAGGGAACTGGCCGACCGCGTGCGGCTCGCTCTGGATGGCTACGGGGGCACACCGGCAGACTCAATCTCAGTGAAGAACGTCAGCCTCGACAACGAGTCCGACGGGTTCATCCAGTTGGCGGGCGGCGATATGCCGCCGGTCTACAGCGTGACGATGACGTTCTCGGTGATGTGGTCCGAAAAATAGGAGCCGATACAGATGGCTGATACTCCTCATGATGGCGCCGGCACGAGTCTGAAACTCGGCAACACGAACTACACCGTCACGAACATCGTCATCACGTACAACGATCCAACGGCCGACCAAGAGAAGATCGACGTCAGCCACCTCGGCCTCACGACCGGCAACTCGATCCTCACGCAAGATCGCCCGCTGCAAGGCTCCACGACCGACACCGGGCGGCAGGTTCAGTTTGATTATCTCGGAAAGTCGATCATCGCCGATGCATCGACCGGAACCTGCGTCATCACGACCGGCGGCACAACGCTCCTCAACGGCGTGGCGTACACGGTCAACTCCAGCACGCTCACGATGGCGACGAACGACGCGATCCGTGGGCAGGCCACAATCCGCATCGCCCGTGTCTAGTCGCCGTGACGGAGGACCGTCATGCCGACCAACTGCGCAGGCGTCTCCGCAACGTGGAATGGCGTTGAGTTCGGTGAGGTCACGAAGATCGACGTCATTCGTGGCGGCGAACTTCCGCAGGCTCGCGGCAGCACGTGGACGCTTGACGCAGGGACTATAGAGATAACGTCCCTGTCCACGGCTCAACTGACGCAGGCCCAGTACGGCACGAAAGCCACGCTCGCCATCACAGGCGGCGGGCTGACGATGACCACGAAGGCCATCTGCCAGACGATCCGCATGACCGGGACCGTCAACGACGTCGCGAGGTACGTCGGCACCTTTCGCATTGTTATGGAGTAGCAGATGGCACTGACGGCGGCAGAACTCGCGGCACAGATCATGGCGGCTGATGACCTCGGCATCCTCAAGGTCGCGGTCAAGGAATGGCCTGGACAGGACGGGAAGCCGATGACGCTCGGCATCCGCGTGATGACGGTCGGCGAACGCGATGCCTACGAGAAGGAGTGGATCGGCAAGCGGGAGACGGGCATCGAAAACTTCCGCACCAAGTTCCTCGCCCGCTGCCTGTGCCACCCGGAGAGCGGCGAGCGACTGTTCACCGACGAGCAGATTGAGCGGCTCGCCAGCAAGTCGGCCAAGGTCGTGTCCACGCTGTTTGAGAAGGCGATGAGCCACAACGCGATGTCGGAGGCGGATGTCGAGGAACTTGCAAAAAACTGACGATCCGCCCGGCGAGACGATTCCTGTTTCGCTTGGCGGGGCACCTCGGGAAAACGGTCGGCGAACTGGAGCGCACGATGACCACGCGCGAGTTCGCCGAATGGCTGGCATTCACGAGGTACTTCCAAGCGATCCCAGACCCGTGGGCTGAAACAGGGCTGCTTACGTCGGCGATCATGGCACCGTATTGCGAGCGAGGAACGGCACCGAAGGCGTCGGATTTCAACCCGGTAGAAACACCACCGCAGCATCAGATGCAGGCCAAGGAAGTGATCCTCGACCTGCGTAAACAACTCGGCTTCGACTAACGTGGCAACGATATCCAATCTCGCGGTCAAGATTTCTGCGGATGCCACTGGCTTCACGCAGAAACTCACGCCCGTCGAGCGTGCCATCAAGCAACTTGATGCCGAGGCGTCGAAGGTCACGGAGGTGTTCAAGACCTTCGGCACGGCGACCGAGGGTGCAGGCCGTGCCCAGCAGCAGTTCGCCACGGACCTTGCGTTTCTTCAGTCCGCACTCCGCACCGGCAAGGTAGACAGCGACCAGTTCGTTGCTGAGTTCGCGAAGATTTCGGAGGAAGCGACAAAGACCGCCGCCGCATTCCGCGAAGGGGCTGCACTCACCGAGGCCAATCGCACAGTAGAGGAGAAGCGGGCGGCTGAACTCGCACGGCTCAACGAGTTGCTAGAACTCGGGGCGATCAACCAAGAGACGTTCAACCGTGCGTCTGTCGAAGCCAGCGGTGCTGGAGATGCCGCCCGTGCGGCAGCAAAAGCGCAGGCAGACGCGGAGAAGGCGAGAACAGACGCCGCGACGCGAGCCGCCGCGATTGTCGAAGCGAACCTGACCCGCGAGCAGAAGGCACAGCGGGACTACGGGGTCGCCACGCGGGAACTCAATGCCCTGCGAAAACAGGGGCTGCTCACCGAGGACGAGTATTCCGCAGCGTTGCAGCGGGTATCTCGTGAGTACGCCAAGGCCACGCTCGCCGCTGACAAGTTTGGTCAAGAGAGCGGCAAGGCCGGTGACGCTGGCAAACTCAAGTTCAACGAACTGAGCGGCGTGCTGTCCTTACTGCCCGGCCCGATTGGCAACGTCGCCGGGCGTCTCTCGGGCCTCGCGTCTGCTGGCGAGGGACTATCGCGGGTCTTTGCTGGTGGCCTGTCGCAAGGCATTTCTTCCATCGGTGCATCGGTGGTCGGCCTCATCAACCCGTTCAACGCCGCTGTCGCAGGTGTCGCCGCGTTTGGTGCCGGTGCGGCAGCGGTCGCTCGCGGGCTGGTAGACCTAGAGGATCGCGTTGAAAAACTCGGCAACACAGCCGACAAACTCGGCGTGTCATTTGAGTTCATTCAAACGCTGGAGGCTGCGGCTGCGCGCAGCGGCACCAGCATTGACGCGGTGAGCACGGCGTTTGGCAGGTTGCAGAAGAGCGTCACTGGAGTTGACGAAGAGAGCAAGACGGCGCAGGCCGCACTCAAGAACCTCGGCATCACCGCCGAGGAGTTGCAGGCACTCAAGCCGGAAGAGCAATACAAACTCATCGGGGAACGGCTGCAAGGGATCGCTGATCCGGCGCAGCGCACGGCCACCGCGATCAACCTGTTCGGCAAGACTGGTGCTGAACTGCTCCCGTTCTTCAAGAACCTCGGTGGCGCGGCCGATGACATGGAGCGGTTCGGCCGAGCGTTGACAGCCGTAGACCGTCGCCGCATAGATGACTTCGGTGCTGGGCTTGACGCACTCGCTGTTGCCACGCAAGGGCTCGGACAAACGCTGCTACTGCCGGTTGTGGGGCTCGGCGAAGGACTCGCGAAGGCGGCCGCAGAGTTCACTGCGGTTGTGACGTCCATCGCCGATGTCATCGGCAGGCTGCTAGGCCCAGCCCTAACGCAGATCGGGAGCGTGGTGCAGGCCGTCGCGTCTGGCATCGGTCTTTTGACTCCTGTGTTCCGCCTGCTTGCCGATGTGGTTGAGCCGCTCGCGGAGTTCATCCTGCCCGGCGTAGTGGCACAGTTGGTGTTCATCAATCGGATCGCGATTGCAGGTGTCATCCGGTCGATGGCGGCGGCGTTCACGACGGCTGCATCGGCAGCAATCGCCTACGCAACGTCGGCTGGCGTAGCCTCGGCGGCTACAGCGACGCTCGCCGCATCCGTTCGTAGCCTGCTGGCGTCAACAGGCATCGGTCTGATCCCGGTGGCTGTCGGACTCGCTGCCCAAGCGTTCATTGAATGGGGGATCTCAAGTGCAGACGCCGCCGAAAGCGTCACGAAGTCCGGCGATGCCGCCAAGCAGTCTGGAGAGGACGCAGCGAAGGCGGCCGAGCAGTTGAATAAGGCGATTGGAGACAGTCGCAAGGCGTTGGATTCGGCGATTGCGAAGGCGGCTGAGTTTGGTCAGGCCGGTTTCAGAGCCGCCTATGAGTTTCAGCAGGCGTTGGCTGACCTGCAAGAGCAGGCCGACGCAAAGGAGCTCAACGCCGACCAGTACGCGCGTGGAGTGGCGAACGCCACGGCTGAGTTTGACCGCCAGATCGATTCGCTCAAGCGAGTGCAGGAGGAGACGAAGCGAGCCGCCGACGAGGCCCAGAAGCGCGTCGACGCAGACCGACAGGTGACGGAGCAACTTCTGGAGCAGGCTCGCATCGACAGGGATTTTGGTGGCGACAATGCTCGCTTCAAGGCGTCGGAATCGGTGCTGGCCGTCGAGCGGGAGATCGCACGCGTTCGTGCCGAAGTGATGACGGCACGAAACGGAGGAGATTACCAAGCGGTCGATAACGGAAAGGAGCGGCTACGGCAACTTGAGAACATCATCGCGATCCAGCGTTCGATTGCCGACGGTTCCGCGAAGGCGGCAGAGGACGAGCGGAAACGGCTAGATGACCAGCGTAAGCGTGTCACGGAACTGCTTGACGCCGCTCAGGAGCAGTCGCAGGTCGAGAAGGATATCATCGCCGTGCAGGAACAGCAGGCGTTCGCCCAGAAGGCTTTGAACGACGCCCGCCGTGCTGGAAATCAAGAGGAGGCGACGGCGGCGGCGACCCGGCTCGCCGCCCTCGACGGGCTGGAAACCAAACTTATCGGGCAACGCGACGCCATCGACCAAGGGTTCGCCGACGGGTTCACGGCCGCGTTCGACAAAGTGGACGAGGCAATCGGCACGGCCACCGACAAAGCGACCGAGTTCGGCGATGCTGGTGCCGGTGCCGCCCGTCGCCTTGAAGAAGGAATCGCCGCCGCCAAGGCACAGGCCAAGGGCGGGATTCTCGACAAGGAGGCATTCGACGCGGAGGTGCGTCGCCAGCAGGAGTTTTTTGACAACGAACTCAAGGGCATCGAGGAAGCGGCGCAGGCCCGGCTCAAGAACGAAGAACTTGTCAACGGACTCATCAATGCCCAGCGGTTTGACGGCGACAATGCCCGCGTCAAGGCAGCGGAAAATCTGCTGGCGATTGAGCAGGAGATCAAACTTGCGCAGGAGGCCGTGGCAAAGGCCCGCGCCGATGGCGACCGTGAAGCCGTTGCAGCCTCTGTGCGGCGGCTGGCCGACCTCGACCAAGTTCGTGCCAAGGAGCGAGACGTAGCCAGCGGAGCGGCGCAGCAACGCGAGGAGTACGAGAAGGCATACCAGAAGCAGGTAGACGAAGCCACGAAGCAGCGTCAAGACCAGCAGCAGCAGATTCAGCAGGAGCAGCAGCGGATCGCCGAGGAGGAACGCAAGGCCGCCGAGGCCGAGGCCAAGCGGCAAGAGGAACGGCTGGAGAAGCTCAACACACTCGGCGAACGCACGATCAAGGCCGCCGACGTTCGCACGACCGAGGGGGCGAGTTTGGTCGTGAGCCTCGCCGCCGCCGCCCAAGACCCGGCCCTCATCCAGCAGCGGCTCCAGACCAAGTTGCTGGAGCGGATGAACGAGAACTTGGCGCAGGCCGCTGCCAACTACTTCAACTCGCCGGTCGCCATCGTCGGCTATTCATCGTTCGGGCAGAGGTAAGTCATGCCGAGTGCCATCGCGTCGCATCACGAACTGGCTCGCACGTTTGAAGCGGAACTGTCCGCACCGGAACGGGCTGTGCGACGCTGGAACCTCGTCCTCGCCGACAACGCTCTTTCGACCAACCCGCTCGATGAGCAGGACGTCATCTCCACGCTTGGGCTCGGAACCTACGGTGCGGCACACCCTACGTGGGATCACCTCGGCCTTCGCAAAGTCACGATTGTCGAGCGCACCGGCGACTCTCCGTATCACGCCGAAGCGACTGCGGAATACACCTACACCCCTCCAAATGATCTCCTCGCCCCAACGTCTCGCCGGGCCGATTGGAAGTTTGAGTCGCAGTCAGGGCAGATCGCCGCCCTGCGGTACTACCACGGCAACGGAAACAATGACGTTCGCCCGCTGACAAACTCGGCCTACGACTTTTTTGAAGGGCTGACCACAGAGGAAGGTCTGGTAAAAATCACCATCACAAAAAACTTCTGGCCGTTTCCAAATGCCTACTTTGCGATGCAGAACTTCATCAACAGCGCGGACTACATGACCTGCGCCCAACATACTCTCAAATGCACGGGCGTAACTGCTGACTACACGCAGGTGTTTTTCAACAACACTACGTACCAATACTGGGAGACGCAGATTCAGTTGATGTACCGGCAGTCCGGCTGGGTGC